CAACAAACAAATGGTTGTTAGGAGAAATAATCGAAACAGGAACACAACAAGGTAATGTCATATCAGTTCAACCCACATTCAATAGAATTGGTGTTGTAGGTGGAACTTGGAATGCAAATGATGTTGTCACAGGCAAAGTGAGTGGTAAATCATTCACGGTATCATCCGTTCAGAACGGTTCTGATGGTGTTGACCATTATGTCAACTCAGAAGGTCTTAAAAGAAACACCTCAACAACAGGTTTTTCACCAGTGACTTACTATACACATGACTATGAGATGAATGAGAAAGCAAGAAAGATAAAAGTTATAAGACCTGAGTATATACGAAGAGTCGTATCAGAATTCGAAAAAGTAATGGCATCATAATGGGAGCACCTTTAAGACAAGGAGAATTCTTAGTAGAATCTCTAGCACTAGTCAATCAATTCGGTGAGACTTTAGATATCTCAGGAGTTGTTGGTGAGTTTTCTTTGACTGAAAGTATACATAGAAAATTTTCATCTGCTGTTGTGGGTATTGTTGATGGTCTTAATCTATTAAAGAACTATCGGTTTACAGGACAAGAATTCATTCGTATATCAATCAAACAAAAAGAAGGTATGGGTGATACTGCAGATGCAATGTATAGTATTGATAAAACATTCAGAGTATTTAAAGCAGACAATATTTCCAGACAAGGAGAAAAGATTCAATCATACATATTGAGTTTATGTGAACCTAGGTTATTTAATCTACAAAGAACTAGATTGAGTAGAACATTAAGAGGTTCTTATGATGACATGTTAGAGAATGTTCTTGTAAATGAAGCAAAGATTCCTATGGAAGAATTCGACCATTGGGAAGAAACCAAACCAGACAATTTTCAATTCATAGTTCCTAATTGGACTACAAATAACATCATAGACTATTGTGTCAAAGAGGCAAATATAGGTGGTGATACTAATTATAGAAATGCTATGTTCTTCTTTCAAACATTAAATGGTGGGTTTAGATTTAAATCGATTGATGAAATGTTTTCACAAGAATTTCCTGTTGCATTCAGTATGAAACCTAGAAATTCATCTCCAACAGAAGATATGGACTTAAATGCTCCTGGTGGTTTGAATAGTCAGATTCTTTCTTATAGAAAACCACAAATGTTTGATACATTAAGGGGTACAGTCAGAGGTGCTTATGCATCCCACATGAAAGTATATGACCCTTTGCGTAAATTAGAATCAGAAGAAGTTTATGACATGGAAGAAACATTTAAAAGAGGTAAACATCTATCTGGTTTTCCTATGATTCATAATGGTGCATATGAGTATACATTTACAGTAGAAAACTCAGTGGGTGAAGGAGAACCACCACAATATTCAGAAGTAGATGTTGACTTACCTCCAAACCAGCATTTTAACGCGTTTTTCATTGAGGCAAGTGATATGAGACACTCATATGATGACAATGAGGATTTGACTGCTCAAGAACTTTTCAGAGGAAAGGAAAATAGAGACAATGCGACACTAGAAAGAAATGCACTTCTTGAAATATTGAATCAACATCGAATAGTTGTGACTGTTCCTCTAAGAACTGATATGAATGTAGGACAAATTGTTCAAATATCACTTCCTGCTGCTGAACCAACTTCAGAACAAGATACATCAGATAAATTAAACGATGATAGATATCTTATAACAGATTTAAAGATAACTGGTGACCCAACAGAATTGACAGGTACAATGACAATGGAATGTGTTAAAGAATCTTACATGCAGAAGGTAGAAACTGCAACACCATTAGACAATACTGCGACACCGAGAGAATCATGATAACATTTTATGGAATAGTTGAAGATAGACAAGACCCTTTAAAAGTAGGAAGAGTTCGTGTAAGAATACACGGAATTCATTCAGAAAATAAACAATACATCGCAACTCCTGACCTGCCGTGGGCACAAGTTTTATTACCAACAACAACTGCAGGATTATCTGGAATAGGAACTCAACATGGACTTATTGAGGGTTCTACAGTTTTTGGATTCTTCAGAGATGGTAAAACTAGACAAGACCCTGTTATAACTCATGTGTCTGCTGGTATTCCTCAGAAAGGTTATAAAGAAACAACTAAAGATGAATTACTAAACAGAAATATTGAAAAAGGATTCAATGACCCTAGAAGATTAACTGTTGATGAGTATAAAGATACTCCAGACGGACCGAATCCTGAACAAGCACCAAATCGTTCACATGGTTTATCAACTGCAATAGACACTGCACCAAAAACACCAAAAGAACTTTCAATCAATTATGATAATACAGGTTCTACTATAACAGAATTAGAGGTGACTGCAGATATGTTGCCTTACTATCCTTTATATACAGACGAATCAGATTTATCTTCTATTGCAAGAGGTGGAGTTTTAGACCATGCAATTAACGGTGGCATGCTTCACACATCAACACAAAAGATTTTAGGAGACTTTGTGGATGTCCAAGCAAAACCTGTATATCCTTACAATAAGGTTTTGCAAACCGAGGCAGGACATGTTTTAGAAATTGATGACACACCAAAAGCAGAAAGAATAAATGTTCATCATAGGTCAGGAACATTCCATGAGATTCATGCAGACGGTTCAGAAGTCACCAGAATTGTAAACAACAATTACACTGCAATACTTAAAGACGACAAAGTGTATATTGCCGGTAATGCAGACTTACAAGTTGGTCACGGCAATGTTAATATAACAGTTGATACAGGTAATGTTAATATGAATGTATTGAAAGGAAATGTTGATGCACAAATTCAAGGAACATTAAATGCAGATGTTGTTGGTAATACTACCTTTACATCTCCTGAAACAACAATGACCACTAACTTGAAAGTTGACGGTACAGTTCATGTCACTGGTGCTCAGACAAATGACTCCACAATTGATGCAGTTGGTGATATATCAACTGATGCTGGAAATGGAATAACACTTGCAACCCACAAACATGAAACAACTATCAAAGGTGGTTCAAGTGCAGGTAAATATACTTCAGTGAAAGGTAAATAGGGAGTATAAATAGATATATGGCAGATTTAAAATCACAAGGAAAGAATGTAGCATCGAAGGAAGTTTATGCAGATTTAGACATGAACTTTACTGCACACCCTATAACAGGTGATTTAACAATTAAGAAAGACTCAGATGCAATCAAACAGTCAATTAAGAATATCATGTTGACGAATTACTATGAAAGACCATTCAAACCTGCTCTTGCTGGTGGAATGAGAGACTTATTGTTTGCACTTAACACTGAAAGAAGAGTCAAAACTGCACAAATGAAAATTAAAGAAGTTATTGAGGATTTTGAACCAAGAGTTTCAAATGTAATACCTCAATTCACAATAAAAAGAAATAATGATTTGCATATCACAATAAATTATACAATTTTGAATGGTATGCCGAATCAAGAAGTCAACATGACACTTAAAAGGGCAAGATAATGGCAACAAAGAGTTCACAAATAAACATTACAGAATTAGATTTCGATGCAATCTCAGATAATCTAAAAGCATATCTTAAAGGACAAGATAAATTAAAAGATTATAACTTCGAAGGTTCAACAATGTCAACATTGATTGACTTACTTGCATACTCATCACATATTGGTGCAGTCAATACTAATATTGCAGCGTCAGAACTCTTCTTAGATTCTGCCCAAATTAGAAAGAATGTAGTATCTCGTGCCAAGGATTTAGGTTTTACACCTGCATCTGAAAAAGCATCATCTGCTCTCTTAGATATTGCACTTAACAATGTTGTGAATGCAGACGGAACTTTCCCAACTTTATCAGAAATGACTATTCCTAGAGGACATGTTTTTCAGACAGTTTTTGATGGTGTATCATATGACTTTGTGACTACAGATACAAACAAACCTACTCAGAATTCTACGACCTTTAATTATTCAAATGTTGAGATATCACAAGGAGCATATATGGTCGATTCTTTTGTCTATGACAGACAGATTAAAAACTCAAAGTTTGTTTTATCGAATGAAAGAGTTGATAGAAGTAAATTATCAGTAGTAGTCAACTCAGGTGGTGTTTCAGAAACTTATGCATTGTCTACAGATATTTCTACAATCTCAACAACATCTAAAGTATATTATACACAAGAGAACGAAGAAGGATATTTAGAAATCTATTTTGGTGATGGTGTATTAGGAAATGAATTACTAGACGGTGATATAATCACTGCAACTTATATTGTAGTTGATGCAGAACATGCCGATGGTGCAAAAACATTTCAACAGATTACTGCAGTAAATGGTTATTCAGATTCAGTTATTACAACTAGACAGAATTCAACAGGTGGTGCAGAGAAAGAATCAATTGAGTCTATCAAGTTTAAAGCAAACAAATTCTTTACATCTCAGAACAGACTGGTAACACTGAATGACTACAAAGCAAAGGTCAGTGAGTATTATCCGAATGCAGATGCAGTTGCAGTATGGGGTGGAGAAGATAATAATCCACCACAATATGGTAAAGTGTTTCTTGCAATCAAACCTAAAAACTCAGACTATTTAACTGAAGTAGAAAAGTCAGAAGTAGTTAGAAAACTAAATGCATTGAATATGGTTACAGTAAGACCAGAGATTGTGAATCCAGAAATCATTAAGATTCTAATCTCAACAACATTTAAATATAACAACAACTTTACAACACTATCAAAAGGAGAGTTAGAGCAGTTAGTTAATACAACTATAAATACTTATGATAATAACAATCTTTCAAACTTCGATAGTATATTCAGACATTCTAACTTGGTAAAAGACATTGATGAAACAGATACATCAATTTTATCAAACATAACAAACATAAGATTGAAGAAAGCATCAATCATGACTCTAAACAAGAGCATTGGTTATACGAATGATTTCGGTAATGCTTTTTATCACCCAAATGCTAAATATAATGCAACTTTAGGTGGTATATTAACTTCAACAGGATTTACGGTTACAGGTGATTCTGTAAACACACAATATTTTGATGATGATGGAGAGGGAAATCTAAGAAGATATTATCTCTCTGGTTCAACAAGAATCTATAGTGATACTACCGCAGGAGTGGTAGATTACACTATAGGTAAAATTACAATCAATGCATTTATGGTTACCTCAACAGTAAACACTAATACAACGATTGATTTCACTGTTATACCAGACAGTTATGATGTAGTAGCAACGAGAGGTTCTCTTGTAGATATCTCTTCTGCTGATGTCACGGTCAAAGGTGAAATAGACACCATCGCAAGTGGTGAGAGTAGTGCTGGGGTTGGATTTAATTCAACATCTAGTTCTACATATTAAGGTATTCGTTATGAATAAAG